GCCGCGACCGTGCCTACGGTGACGCTGTCGGCGCAGGGCGTGCTGGGCGATCAGGGCGTCCTCGCCGCGACCGTGCCCACGGTGACGCTCGCTGCGACAGGCGTGCTGGGCGATGTCGGCGTCCTCGCCGCGACCGTGCCCACGGTGACGCTCGCTGCGACGGGTGAAGTCGGTATTTATGGCGCCCTGTCGTCGACCGTTCCCACCGTGACGCTCGCTGCGACAGGCACTGTCAGTTCGTCAGGGATTACCGTTGATTATGTTGACAACTATTCTCAGGTTGGCGATGGATCGACAACGACATGGACTGCGACGGGGATTGGCATTGGTGCGGCAGATAGCAATCGTGTCGTCGTTGCTATTGTTTATCTCAACGGTGAGGGAACGGCGTCAATAAGCAGTGTCACAATCGGCGGCAATGCGATGACGCAACTCGCATTTACGCAGGGCGACAACGCATCGCATTGCGCAATCGGCGTGTACTATCGAGCGGTTGCGACAGGGACAACGGCAGATATAGTTGTTAATACATCGCGCATCATAGATCACAGATTCTCAATCGACACATTCGCACTATCGGGGACGGCAATAGCCGCAGTCAGCGGAACGGATTACACGGCGTCCGCGGCAGCATGGGACGCCACATTTACGACGGCAATAACGACCGGCCAAGCGGCGCTGTTCGTTGTGGCTGGCGCGGAACCGGGCGGGCAGGCTGACACGTCAACATGGACGGGCGCGACCAAAGAAAACTGGATCGCACCTGGGAATTACCATTATCATTCCGTGGGAAGCTACGTTGCAACCGCTGATGACGCAAGTTATGACGCGGTGGTAGACGACGGCGCAACGAATTACTCATCTTACGGTCATGGTCAGGTTTACGTAATATTCGGACCCGCATAGGAGAAATAGAAATGGCCATACAACTTTCAACACGCGTTCGCAACGCCGTTCTTGACGTCATGGAAACGACCATTGGCGACGGGCCAACCATGACTATTCGCAGTGGAGCAGCGCCCGCAGATTGCGCGACTGCGAATTCAGGAACGGTGCTGGTCACCATCGTGATGCCTACCGACTCGCCTTCCGATTGGATGGCGCCGGCGTCGGGCGGAACCAAGGCTTTTATTGGTTCATGGATCGACACAAGCGCCGACGCCGGCGGAACGGCCGCGCATTTCCGGGTGCACTCCACGGACGGGACATGCGACATGCAGGGGACTGTGACCGCGACGGGCGGCGGCGGCGATCTGACCCTAAACACTGTGACGATCACCGCGGCGCAACAGGTTGAGATCACAGGGTTCACCTGGACAGCCGGAGGCGCGTAATGCACGCGGGCGAGTTCGATCACCGCATTACGATCATGCGCGCGACTATGACCGCGAACGCGTATAACGAACAGATTCCCACGTGGACGGCGTATGCGGAGTTGTGGGCGAAACGCATTGACGCGACTGCGGGCGAATCGATCCGGGCGGCGCAAATCTCTGCCCAGATAACCGCGCATTTCGTTGTGCGGTGGTCAGCCGAAAGCGCCACGATCACCGCGCGTGATCGCGTGACTCTGGAAGGTGGTTTGAATTACGATATAACCGGCGTTCGTGAGTTGCAGCGAAACGCATATCTGGAAATTCATGTCGTCGCGAGGGCGGATGATCTTTGAAACCAAGGTGCACGTTGAAGGTCTGAAGGAGTTGCAGGCGGCGTTGCGCAAACTGCCTGACGCAGCGTGCGGCGCATGACGCTCTTAGCCGTTGCGTCAGGCTGGTGAACCCATCGCCGCGGCTGCGCGCGCCCTGGCGCCCCGGCATACTGGCCAGCTGGCGGAACGGATCCAGGTATCCGGTAAACTGTCCAACCGCCAACGGCGCATGCATACGAAACGCGACCGCGACGACGTCGAAATCTATATTGGCGCGCCCCCTTGGGCGTATGCGCATATTTTGGAATATGGGGGTGCGCATATGAAGGCACAGCCATACATGCGCCCCGCGTGGGATAGCTCGAAGGCGTCGGTTCTGGAAAGCATAAGCGCCACGATGTGGGCGGAGATAGAGAAGGCGGCTAAACGTCGTGGGCGTTGAACTGGGCGTCATAGATTGGTTGATTGCAGACACCACGATAACCGCGGACGTCCACGCCATCGCGCGTCCGCAGGGCGATACGTCGTCCGCGATCTGCGTGCAGCGTATATCAGGCGGTATGTTGTATGCAGATGACGGTGAAGTCGGACTGACGCAATGTCGTGTGCAACTTGACATATACGCGTCAAGTTACGCTACAGCGAAAGGGCTAGCAAAAACCGTATTGACACGAATGAATGCACTAGTTGACCAGTTGAGCGGCGGTGTCACGTTTCGTTATGTTGGTCTGGACGCAGAACAAGACGCACGCGAGAGTGAGATATCCTACGAATTTAGGATGACACAGGATTACATTATCACAACGGAGTGAGCAAAATGGCTGCACGCGTCGGAAGGCAATGCCGGTTTTTCTTTGGGGGTGACTCCCCTGCGGATGAAATTCAGGGCGTTCGCGAAAAAGGTCTTGAATGCAACGGCGAACCAATTGACATCACGTCAGATGAAGACGCCGGTATTCGCACGTTGATTGACAACGTCGTAGGCGTTAAGGCGGTAAACATTTCAGTATCGGGTGTGACGAAAGACACTCGCATCCGCGATGCGTGGTTCGCCTCACAGTATTCGCAGCCTATCCGGCTCGAATATCCTACGGGCGCGGTCATTACTGGAACGTTCCACCTGGTATCGTTTACGGAAACGGAACCGTATCAGGAAGCCACCACGTTTCAGGCTTCTTTCCAATCCAATGGCGCAGTAACGTTGACACCGTAATGTTTAAACCAGTTGTATTAACCTGGGACGGTCGATCATACACCATCCAGGCAAACCAAATCATGCGCGCGCTTGCTGTGATCGAAGATCATGTCACCATGCTCGAATTGCAGCGTGCGTTCAAATCGGGTGGCGCGCCCCTGGCTAAGATCAGTAATGCGTTCGCGGCCGTCATTCAGTTTGCAGGCGGATCAGTCACGGCTGACGACGTCTACAGCGGCATGTTCGGTGGAGGTACAGACGCCGCAGCCGCGCAACAGGCTGTGACCATGTTGCTCATGATGATGATTCCACCGAACGCCGGAACGATGAGCGATGAGGCGGCGGATGTTGCAATAAAAAAATCAGGGGGCGCGGTGCTTCAATCGAGATCGCTTTCAAAGCGGCAATCTCATGGGGGCTCGCGCCGTCCGAATTCTGGCAAATGACGCCTCGCGAATTCTGGCTAGTTTCCGACGCGAAACACGATTCTATTGTGTATGGTAACGGCATGACTGGTTCGGAAGTTCGCGAATTGTATGAAGAAACTTACGGGAGTGCATTGCGCGTTACTCTCGCTATGAACGCGGGCGAGTTCGAACGCGGCGCGCGCAAGATTGAAGAATCTGTAAGTAACATCGATAAGAAGTTCGAGGGATTAAAAGCGGCTGTTGGAAGCATAGGCCGCGTAGCTCAAGCTGCGTTTGCATTGTTCGTGGCTAGCCTTCCGGTTATCGCAACTAAAGAGGCTATTGATCGCATCGAGGAGCTTGGGAAAGCCGCTGAAAAGATCGACATGCCAGCCGAAAAAATGTCGGCGTTCGGCTATGCGGCTGCGACTTCTGGAGTTAAGCTTGACACATTGACCAGTTCTCTTGAAGAACTGCGCAAAAACATGAGTCAAGTTTCCAAGGGTGACGCTGATGAACTTAAAGCGGCGCTCGATTCTATCGGTGTGTCCGTAACAGATGACGGAGGAAATCTGAAAGATATCGGAGTTGTGCTTGCGCAACTGTCCGAGAAATTTGCAGGTTTCAAGAATTCATTGGAGCGAACCGAATTCGCAACGAAACTATTCGGCGCGTCAGGCGCTGAATTGATTCCGATGCTGACGCAGGGTTCCGAGAAATTGAAGCTTGCGGCTGAGGACGCGAAAGTATTCGGGCAAGTCATCGGTTCCGATACGGTAAGGGCGTCCGAAAGACTGTCGGAAAACCTAGCAACGCTAGGCGTTGTATTCCATGGTATCTGGAATAAAGTCGCGGCCGAAGTCCTGCCGGCGCTCGTCGACTTCACGACGCAGGTTGTTTCATTTGCTAGGGAATTCAAAGTTGTCGAGACTGTTTCTAATCTGATCATAACAGCCTTTCGTGGTTTGCGCGCGGCCGTGTCCGAGGCGTCCTATGGGTTCCAGGGATTAGGCGTCGTCGCAAGCGCCGCCATGTCCAACGCATCGACTGCGTTTAGCATGCTGCCGTTGGCGCTCGAAGTCGCCATGAAAGATTTGGTGAACCAAGCCGCCGCTGGGATGGAAGGTTTGGTTAACGCTATCGTTACCGGACTGGCGCGCGCGGTTGGCGCCATTGACGCCGTTGCCGGAACCGAGCTGGGCAAGCGCATCACAGACTCGATGACCATAGATTTAGGCCGGCTCAATGCCGATCAGGCGGGTGCAGAGTATGAGCGCCTGTCCTCGCGGATGGCTGAAACGTCCGCGGCTATGGCGGCGCAGCTTGAAGCGATCAATCAGCAATCCGCGACGGCGTCGGCTGCGATCATGGGTGGGTGGTCTGCCCATATGGAGGACGCCGCGGAACGCATCCCGCGCGCGACCGCGCCCGTCATCCAGGCGGCGAAAGACGACGCCGAAGCAAAGCGCGAATTGAACAAACAAATTCAAGAGGGTATCGCTCTTGCGAAAAAGATTGAGACGCCGCGGGAAACCGAAATCCGGCAACTCAACGCCCTGACCAAAGCGTATGAAGCTGGAA